AGGGGCGGGGCCGGTTCAGAGGTTTTTGATATAACAATTTTTGAGAAACAGTAAATGAGCGTAAAAATTTCAGTAACGGGTATAGATGCGATCGACAGGGTTCTGAAGGGGATGCCTGCGCAGTTATCTCATACTGTTTTAGGACAGGCTCACGTAGCCGCAGCAAAGCCATTGATTGAAAAGGCGAAATTACTCGCTCCTGAAGGCCCAACCGGTAACCTGGTTGACTCTATCGGGGCAGAGAAGGAAAGTTTTGCGCGTGCTGGCGCTTTAGGGCAAGTTCAGGCCGGGCCGCGCAGGTCAAGCAGGCATAAGGGGCACATTGCGCACATAGTTGAGTACGGAACAACCAGCAGGGCGAACAAACGAGGTGCGAACCGCGGGAGGATGCCAAAAAAACCATTCATGCAACCGGCTTTTATTCAAACAAAGGGTGCTGTTGAAAAAGGAATAGCGGAGAACATTGGAAAGAAACTTTACAACTTCATGAGGAAGACAATCAAGTGACGAAGGGGATAATTAACATATTAGTCAATGACAGCACAATTCAGGCGTTAGTTGGAACCAAAACCAATATCACGGATGAATACAAGGTGTTTCCTTTAGTTGCATCGCAGGAAGATTCAGCGCCCTATATCGTTTGTACTAATTTGAGTAAGCCAGCAGTCCCATGCAAGAATGAAAGAGTTTCATCTTTTACCCCGGTTGTTCAGGTGGCTTGTTATCACAAAAACTATGATGACGCATTGGCGCTCGCGGCCGCAGTAAAGGACGCGCTCGACAACAAAACAGCCGGAACGTATAACGGGATAAATTTCACATACCTACGTTACGTTGATAGTTCGGAGACATGGATTTTAGGAAATGACGGGGTCGGTCTGTATGTAATATTACCACAATTTGAAGCGCAAATAAATGAGAGTACGCCTACTTAGAAGTTGGACAAACGAACAGGGGACAAAGTACCCGGTGGGGCAATACTTGGATTTATGGCCTCCATTTGCAAAGAAATTAATAAGCGAACGATACGCGGTTGCAGACGACAACCGGTATCCGGAGAAGAACAAAACGAAAACAAACTTTTTTAAACCAAAATAAAAAATGGCTGTAATAAATGGAAATGACGTTGGTATCTATGTCAACAATCAGTTGATAGGATGCCTAACCGCCAATAATATCGACCTAAACAGGGAGTTGATTGAGGCGACTTGCAAAGATAATGACGGTGCCAGGAACGTTTTATTGGGCGGTATATCCGGATCGATCCCGTTCGCTGGAAACTTTAACGCCGCCTCATCTTACGGGCTTAGTCAGTTGCTTGATGTGATTCTGAACGGCACAAGGGTTGGAATTAAGCAAGCGGTTGAAGGTTCTGGCGGTCTGTATGTTGCGGCTTACGCATATTTACAAAATGTTTCATGGGGTGGTGATGTAAATTCACCAAGTACATTCTCAGGAACTTTTGAAATTGACGGGCCGGTAACTAAAGGAACAGACACCTAATGAGTACCGATAAATACAAGGGAGTAGTAGAGATAGAAATACTCGGTAAGAAGCGTGGGTTTAAAACAGGAACCAGGGCTGCTATTTTATTTTGTGAGCAGGAAAAAATCTCTATCAATGATCTGGAAGCCCATTTGGACAATGGTGGCCTAACCGCTCAATTAAAATTTATCTACTGCACAGCGTTGGCATACTCCAAACTTATGAAAGAGGAGGAGCCTTCATTTGATGAGGTGTGCGCTTGGGTTGATGAGTTTGGTAACGAAAAATTACAGGGAGAATTGGCGAAATCTTCAGAAATCCCAAACTCGCCAGCCCTGGAGACGGGGCCGGAAAAAGTTTAGAGATTGATGAACTGATTGCTTTTGCTTACGCCGAATGTGGGTTGACGCTGGATGAGTTTCTGAATTTAAGTTTCTATGAGTGGCGGATGGAAATTCACAAGGCCAACGAGATGTTTAAAAGTGAGAATAGAAGGTGGGAGCAGAACGCTGACTTTGTCAGAAACATAATGGCCTTAATGGTGAATTTAACACCGAGAGGAAAGGGAGCGAAAATTTATACAGGCCAAGATTTTATAAAACTGAGTTCTGATAAAGTTGAAACTAAAGAAGAACGAAAGCCGATAACACCAAAAGAGATGAAGGAAAAATTCGGCACAAAATTCAATAAGAATGGCTAATACTGTACTTGCAAAGATGGCGGTTCAAATCTCGGCAAACACGGCTGAGTTTAATAAAGCGCTTACTAAAACAAGTAAGGATATAAGTTCATTTACTTCAAGCATTAAAAACGTTGCAGGAACGATTGGACTTGCCTTTGGGGTGCAGCAGATAGCCGGTTTTGTGTTGGAGATTTCAAAATTAGCCGGTGAGGCTGAGGGTGTTGAGAATGCATTTAATAGACTTGATAACTCCAAACAGTTGCTTTTGGATTTAAAGGAGGCGACTAATGGAACGGTTAGTGAATTGAATTTAATGAAGCGTTCTGTTCAGTTCTCAAATTTCGGACTTGAGCTTTCAAAACTTCCAACCCTTTTAGAGTTCGCAACAAAGCGAGCGCAAGCAACCGGACAGAGCGTTGATTATTTGGTTGACTCAATTGTTACAGGTCTTGGTCGTAAATCGGTTTTAATTCTTGATAACTTAGGAATTTCAGCAATAGCCTTGCGTGAGGAAATGGCGAAGGTCGGGGATATTACCGTTGCCGTTTCAAATATCATTGAACGTGATGTTGCAAATAGCGGCGGAATAATTGAAACGGTTGCATTAAGAACGGAAAGGTTGGCGGCAAATTGGGATAATTTCAAAGTTTCAATAGGGAAAGCCGCTAATGACACCGGAATTTTAGGGCAAGCATTAGAGGGACTGAATAATACGTTGATTGTATTAGGTTCTGAAACATTAAGCGCCGCTGAGAAATTAGTTTTTTTTACCGGTAACGCAGCTCAAAAGTCCGCTGTTTTAATGACTCACTATGCTAAAGAAGTGGCAGAAGCGAACAAGCAAACACAGAGGCTGGCATTAGTAAATAAAAACGCAGCGGAGGCGTTTGAAAAATACAATGGTAATTTGGATGAATTTGTAAAGCACATTACTCCAGGCCATAAGAATACAGAATTATTAGTTGAGGCGTTTAAAAAATTAATCCAAGCTCAGAAGGAAGAAGTTAATTTACAAGGAACATTGCAAGGAGCACTGGATGAGCAGGCCGTTTTGCAGAAGCAAAAACTAACACTTACCGGTACTGAGTTGGCACAAACAAACGTCAGACTACAGCAGCTTGCGGAAGAAATTAAACTACTTAATGAACTTGGGTTAGCAAAAGGTAAGGTTGACAATCTAACAACAACCCAAAGAAAGAACTTTGAGGCACCGTTAGAGCTACGAAAAATGGGTTCAGCCATTGGTACGCTTGGATTACCAACACCTGAACAGATGATGGATCAGGTTAACGCTACGATTGAGGCGTTGAAGTTGTTGCCTATAAAATTCAGGCCGATAGCTAAAGAAATTGTTGATATTTCCGGATTAATTTCTGGTGGTATCGCTGACATAGCCAACTCAATAGGAGAGGCGGCAGCTACAGGAGGTAGGGATTTTGGTAAAAACATACTACGCTCAATAGCCGGGTTTGCCCAGCAGTTTGGGGCAATCCTGATAGCCACAGGGATAGGCGCGAAGGCGTTTAAATCATTCAGTCCAGCAGCTATGATAGGCGCTGGAGCGGCCCTGATTGCTCTTGGTGGAGCCGTTAAAGCAACGATAGCCAACAGGCCTAATTTAGGGGGCGGTGGTTCAGGTGGAGGTAATTTCCCATCCAGGGGGACTACAACAAACGAAACTTTCCAAAACCTATCACTCTCAACAAGTGTATCAGGGACAGAGTTTAATGTTTTACTTGGCAATACAGCAATTAGTGATTCTTACGTGAAACCAAAATGGCGCAGATAATTGTACGTGAGATATTTTGGAGGCAAAACAGCCCGTACGGAACATTCGTGCAGGATGATGAGGTCACAATTAAGTATGACACATCTACTGAATTAGTGGTTGTTGAGAACAATGGAATCGTAATAACTTCAGGGGATTCTATCCCACTATTTTTTACATACAACGCTCGTCCAGCAAGCTACTATAAAACAGAAAAAGATTTCAAGCCTTTAATTTGCGATGGTACGGTTCGTGTGACTTTAGAAAGGGGTATTTCAGTTTTCCCATATGTTACAATAACGAGGTTTTCAGACAGCCCTTCGTGCGCTGTTTCGCCGACAGTTTGCGATCTCACTATTGGTTCAATACCAACGGTAGTAAACGAATCGGCTCAGGGTGCTTCGGACGGGTCAATAACAGTAAGTGCAACAAGTTCAAATGGGTCAATAGAGTATAAATTAAACTCAGATTTTGTATACGGAGCCGGCCAAGGCTCACCAACATTTTCAGGACTAACTTCCGGATCTTACAGAGTGTACGCGCGTGATGCCGCCAACTGTTCCGCAAATATGGTCGTTAACGTTAGTTATGACCGTGTTTACGGTACACTTTATACACTTGAATACGATGACAGAGTAGGAAACCAAAGCAAAATTGAAATTAAAGAAAGGGATTACGCTGGGTCTTCAACTGACGTATGCGGTTCTGGAAATCCGTTACTTATTTCATTACGCGGTGAGGGAGAGCAGGATAAGTTTATTCCAATACTTGGGACAGAGTTACGTGTCGGACTGACGAGCGAAACTAATTTCAAATACATTGGACTTTTCACAAGCGACCCAAATAAATACAGGGTTGTTTTTAGTAAGGATTTTGGAAGTGGCTACCAGACTCTAATAACAACAAAGTTTCTACCAAACCAATATAAAGAGCAGTACAAAGCGGCGCCTTACGAGGTATCATTTCTTTCTACTGACGGTCTGGCTTCACTTAGCAATATACCATTCTTAGACGCTGGCGGCAATAAGTTTACCGGTGTTTACCGGTGCCTTGATTTAATTGCGTATTGCTTAAAGAACACCGGATTGAGTTTAAATATCAGGGTGGCCGTAAATCTTTACGCTACTACGATGGACACAACAGCCGCAGACGATCCATTAGACCAGGCTTACGTTGATGTTCAGGCATATTACTTAAGTGAAAATCCAAACTGCCTGGATATTATCAGGTTCATTTTAGAGCCATTTGGAGCGCAGCTTGTGC